ATCATTAACAGAAGCAAAAAATTATAAATAATGGCACAAAAACTTCAAATAGATATTGTAGCAAAAGATAAATCCACACAAGCCTTACAAGGAGTTAGAGGTAGTTTATCTAGACTTAAAAATTCTGTATTTAGTTTGCAAAGTGCTTTTCTAGGTTTAGGTGCTGGACTTGCTATTAGATCATTAATTAATACAGGAAAACAAATAGAAGAATTACAAGTTAAATTAAAATTTTATTTGGAAGTGCTAGAGAGGGTGCAAAAGCATTTGATGAAATGGCAAAGTTTGCTGCTAAAGTTCCTTTCTCACTAGAAGAAATACAATCTGGTTCAGGTGTTCTTGCAGTTGTTTCTAAAGATGCAAAAGAACTTGCTAACCTTATGGAAATTACTGGTAATGTTGCAGCTGTAACAGGATTAGATTTTAAAACAACATCAGAACAAATCCAAAGATCAATGAGTGCTGGTATTAGTGCTGCTGATCTATTTAGAGATAGAGGTGTTAAATCTATGTTAGGATTTAAAGCTGGTGCAGTAGTATCTATAAAAGAAACACAAGAAGCGTTTGAAAGAGTATTTGGTGCTAATGGTCAATTTGGTGGTGCTACAAAAGAATTAGCCAAAACATTAGGTGGTACTATTTCTATGATTGGAGATAAATTTTTTAACTTTAAAAGAGTATTATTAGATAATGGATTCTTTAATGAATTAAAAAATCAGTTTGGAGAGTTAGATCAATACCTTGCTTCAAACTCAAAAAAATTAGATATATTAGCTAAAAATATTGGAGAGGGTTTAGCTAAAGGTGTTTATAAAAGTGTTCAAGCTATGAAAGATTTAATTCCATATTTACAAAAAATAGGTTCATTAATGAAATCAATGTGGAATGGATATATGGCTTTACCACCATATGTTAGAAATATAGGTTTATTAGGTGCTTTTTTATTAGGAAAAAAAGGTGCTGTTGGTTTAGCTGCATTAACTTTATTAATTGATAAAATTCAAACTGTATTTAATGGTGCTAAAGAATCGCTAGGTATTTTTGACAAATCCAATCCAGAAGCAGTATCTAGGCAAATAGAATTAATTAAAGAACAACTTAAAGATATTAAAAAAATATCAGAAGAAGAAATGATTATATCTGGTGGTAAAATTACAATAACAAAAGAAGATTTAGGAGTTAATTCTAATTTAGAAGAATCTTTATTAAGACAATTGAAATCTTTACAAGAACTTCAATTTGAATTAAAAAAATACTGAACGTATAACTTATAGACTAGGTGGTGGTGCTGATTATATAGCTTTGCAATTTGAAAAACTTAAACTTACATTAAGTGATATGGTATCTATAAGATTAGTTGAAATGCAAGAGCAGATGAAAGATATATCTACAACAATTAATAAAGAAATTCTTAAAGGAATACAATCTCTATCTAAAGCTATGGCAGAATCAGTTGTACATGGAAAAATTTAGTAGATTCATTTAAAGCTATAGCACAAGGTGCTATGGTTAAAGTTCTTTCATACTTAATAGAACAAGTAGCATTAATGGCAATACAAAAAATTCTTTAAACTACAAGAATTAAATAATGAAGCAATAAAAGATAATCTAATTAGAAAACAAAACACTAACTTAAAAAGACAAATTGTTTATCAATCTATTTTAGCAGCATTAGGTGGTGGTGGTAGTTTTTTAAGCACAAGTGGTGGTTCAATGAAAAAGAATTGGCAAGTGGTGGTTCAGTTCAAAAGGACAACCTTATATGGTAGGTGAAAGAGGTGCTGAATTATTTGTACCTAATCAATCTGGACAGATACAACAATCTGCTAGAGGTGGTTCAGGGGGTGGAAGTACAACAGTTAATTTTAATATCAATACAGTAGATGCTAGAGGATTTAACGAACTACTAACTCAAAGTAGAGGAACAATAACTCAATTAATTAATCAAGCTGTTAATGAGAGAGGTGCGAAAAGTATTATATAATGTCAGGTGCTTTTCCTATATCAACTGCAAAATTTGGAACTTTAGGAATAAAGTCAATTCAAAATACTATTATATCTAAATCAATATCAGGTAAAAGATTAGTTAGACAAATAGATAATCAAAGATGGGCATTTTCAGTTCAAATTATTACTGGCAAAAGATCAGATGTCTATGGAGAGTTAATGGCTTTTATAATTAAACAAAGAGGTCAAAAAGAAACCTTTACAATTATCCCACCAGAAGTTGAAGATGCTAGAGGTAATGAAGATGGAACAGTATTAATAGATGGAGTTCACGCAGTAGGAGATACTACAATATTAATGAATGGCTTTGGTGCAGATGGTGCTGGAAGATTTAAAGCTGGAGATTTCTTAAAGTTTGCTTCTCATTCTAAAGTTTATATGGTTGTAGCAGATGTAACCAGTTCAAGTAATGCAGCAACAGTTACAATAGAACCACCTTTACTTATAGCATTAGGAGATGATTCAATAGTTACTTATGACAATGTTCCTTTTACAGTAGCACTAACAACTGATGTTCAAGAGTTTGGAGTATCAGGTGCAGATAAAGATGGAAATTTATATTACGAATACCAATTTGATGTTGAAGAAGCTTTATAGATGAAATATAAAGTCAAGTATTGGATTAGTGTTGATTTCTTGGCAGAAGAAATAATTGAAGCTGATGATTTTAATTCTCAATCTTTAAATAAAGGTAAATATAGTGAACCATCTAAAAATGCTAATTATATTGTTAATGATAAAATTAAAGTAACTAGAAGAACATTCGAGGAATATGACGAGAAGCCTGACAACAGCATTAAAGAACGAATTAGCGACTAATGATATTAGACCATTCCATCTTATTACAATCGGTTTTGGTACTCCTATTAATATTACAGATTGTTCATTTCCATTAACATCATCAATATCAGGTGGTGCAATTACTTATTTAACAAGTGATTTTATATTAGGTTTTTCTAATTTTACAGAACAAGCAGATATAACTAAATCAAGTTTAACAATATCTTTATCAGGTGCAGACCAAACATTTATTTCAGTTTGTTTATCAGAGAATGTAGTTAATGATGCTGTAACTATTTATAGAGGTTTATTAGCTGATGATAATTCTATTATTGCAGACCCATTTCTTTTATATTCAGGCAACATAGAAAGTTTTTCTATTAATGAATCTGAAACAACTAGCACAGTTAATATATCAGTAGTATCTCATTGGGCAGACTTTGATAAAAAGAATGGTAGAAAAACAAACAACACTTCACAACAAAGATTCTTTAGTGCAGATGTAGGAATGGATTTTAGTTCTGAAACAGTACAAGATATTAAATGGGGTAGATCATAGTGGGTTTCTTTAGTAGCGTAGTTAGTTGGGCAGTTAAATCAGTTTTTAACATGAATCCTGTTACTGCATTAGTTGTAAGTATTGGAATAGCTTGGTTAATGCGACCTAAAGTTCCTGAACAACCAGACTTTGGTACTAATGACTTTGATAATTACGAAAAAGGAATCTTATTAAATAAACAATCTAATGACGCAAACATTCCTGTAATTTATGGAGAAAGAATGATTGGTGGAACTAGAGTATTTTTAGAAACTTCTGGTACAGATAATGAATTTTTATACATGGCTATAATTTTATCAGAGGGAGAGATAAACGATATAACTTCAATTAATATAGATGAAAAAACAGTTACATGGTCAGGCGATCTAACAGATAATACACAAGTTACAGTTAATACTTCTGATTCTAATTTTTATAAAGATTCTACAAGTTTAATTACAGTTGAACCACATTATGGAACTGATGGACAAGCAGCATCAAGTTTATTATCAACATTAAGTAATTGGGGAAGTAATCATAAACTATCAGGGCTTTCTTATTTAGCTTTAAAGTTTAAATGGAATCAAGACGCATTTACTGGAGTTCCTAAAGTTCAATCAATAGTACAAGGTAAAAAAGTAGTAGCTTATAATTCAAGTTCTGTTGCACAAACTGCTACTTATTCAAATAACCCATCATGGTGTTTATTAGATTATTTAACTAATACAAGATATGGAAAAGGCTTACCAATAGGAAATATTGATATACCAAGTTTTTATACTGCATCAGGAATTTGTGATACAGAGGTTACAGCTTATGGTTCAACTACAATAGATGTAATGGATTGTAATGCGATTATAGATACATCAAGTCCAGTTATAGATAATGTAAGAGAATTTTTAAAAGGTTCAAGAGGGTATCTTCCTTATGTTAGTGGAAAATATAAATTAATTATTGAAACAACAGGTTCATCATCAATTACAATTACAGAAGATGATATTATTGGTGGTTATACTTTAGCAAGTCCAACTAAAAATTCAAAATACAATAGAGTAATTATTTCTTATGTTAATCCAGATAGAAATTATCAAGTTGATGAAGTACAATTTCCTGAAATAGACGATAGTAGTTATTCAGCAGAAGATAAACACGCAGCTATGAAAACTGTTGATGGTGAATTTTTATTAGAGGGAAGATTTGATATGAAAACAATTACAAGTCCATATCAAGCATTAGAACTAGCAGAAGTTATATTAAGAAGATCAAGAGAAGCATTAGGCTTAACAATCAATGTTAGCTTTAGTGCTTATGATATAGCAATAGGAGATATATTAGGAGTAACACATTCTAGTTTAGGATTTAGCAATAAACAATTTAGAGTATTAGGAATTAATTTTAATGAAGATTTTACATTAGGTTTAGACTTAATGGAACATCAAGATTCTCATTATACATGGGCTACAAAAACACAAGTAGCAGCAACACCTAGTACAAATTTACCTAACCCATTTACTATCCAACCACCAGCAAGTGTTACATTAGATGATGAATTAATTGAATATAATGATGGAACTGTAATTGTAGCTTTAAATGTAACTGTAGGTGCTAGTACAGATAGTTTTGTGGACTACTATCAAGTGGAATATAAATTAAGTACAGAATCAGATTATATTATATATGCACAAGGTTCAGGATTAAAACATAGAGTCTTAAATGTAATAGATCAAAGAATTTATAACGTAAGGGTTAAAGCTGTAAATACTTTAGGAGTTAGTTCAACTTATGTAACGACAACAAGAACTATAATTGGTGCTATTGAACCACCACAAGATGTTGAAGATTTTTCTTGTAATATTTTAGGACAAGAAGCACACTTATCATGGAGACAAGTACCAGATTTAGATTTAGCTTATTATCAAATTAGATATTCTTCTTTAACAAATGGAAATGGAGATTGGGCAAACTCGGTATCTTTAGTTGAAAAAGTATCAAGACCAGCAACTTCAATTAACGTACCAGCAAGAGTAGGAACTTACTTAATAAAAGCAGTTGATAAACTAGGAAACTTTAGTTCTAACGAAACAGCTATTATTTCTAATGTTGTAAGTGTTTTAAATTTTAACGCAGTAGCTACTCAATCAGAACACCCTGATTTTTTAGGAACATTAACTAATACTGCAATAGTAGATGGTACTTTAAGATTAGATTCATCTGAATTATTTGATTCAGCTAGTGGAAATTTTGATACAGAAACAACTAGATTTTTTGACTCTGGTGTAGCTAACGCAGATTTCTATGCAAGTGGTAATTATTTATTTGCAGATATAGTTGATATAGGTGCTTCACATACTTGCAGACTTACAGCTAGTTTGAAACAAACTTCTGATGACCCAGATGATTTATTTGATAATAGAATAGGATTATTTGATTCTCAAAAATTCTAGTTTTGATGGAGATACACCAGCTAACTCAAATGCTAATATTGAGATTTCAACAAGTGATGATAATTCTACTTACACAGCTTTTCAAAATTTTGTAATTGGAAATTATACTGCTAGATATTTTAAATTTAGAGTTGTTTTAACTTCAAAAGATTTAGCTTCAACTCCTGTTGTAGAAGAAGTATCAATTACAATAGATATGGAAGATAGAATATTTAGTGGTAATGATATAGTATCAGGTGCATCAACTAAAACTGTTGTATTTACAAACCCATATAAAACTGTTAATTATGCAGTTGGAATTACAGCAGAAGATAGTGCAACTGGAGATTTTTTTATTGTAGAATCTAAAACAATCAATGGTTTCAATGTAACTTTTAAAAATTCAGGTGGAACAGCAGTATCTAAAACATTTGATTATATTGCAAAAGGGCATTAAAAAGGATATAAGAAATTATTATGAGCCAACACGATTATAACATAGCCAACGCATCTTTTCCTTCGGTTAGAACAGACATTAATAATGTTCTTTCTGCTATTAATACATCTAATTCAGGTTCTTCAAGACCTAGTGGTGCTGTTGAGGGAACTATTTGGTTAGACACATCTGGTGCTGCAACTGCACAACTTTTAAAAATGTATGATGGTGCTGATGATATTCTTTTAGGAACTATTAATTTTACAGCTAACACAATAGATTGGGCAGATAGTGCATCAGAAGTTTCACTTGCTGGAGTAGAAACGCTTACAAACAAAACTTTAACTTCACCTAAAATAAATGAAGATGTAGTAGTAACTTCTACTG